ATTTCTAATGTACTATTATACTGGTTTTCTAATAATTCTGATATACCAATATACTGATATTCTTATATTCTAATATTCTAATTTACTGATATTCAATATAATAAATAAAAAATGGGGAGGTTTTTAACCGTCCCCATTTCTATTTCTATTGTAATATTAGATATTTTCAAAAGAAGCACCAGTTGGTGTAATGATGAATTCTACATCAATAAATTCCAATGCTCTTGTAGGTTTAATATAAATTTTACCCCTTAATGTGTTTGCATCAATATCTTCTGGATCATTTGATACACTTACACGGAAGTCAAATAAACCTCTTTCTTTCTTAATTGACTCAAGAATTGGGTTAACCAATCTTAAGAATTCTTGTCTAACTTGTTCATCGTTTTGCTCAAACAATAATCTTACAGCTACAGCAGAAATTAATTTTCTTGCTCTTAACAATAATCTTCTAACGTTGATTCTATCTAAAGCTGATTCTCTAACTTGTAATGTTTTGTTACCCCAGATAATTGTACCTGTATCAGAGAATGTTGCAATAGGGTTGATTCTAGCTTTGTAAAGATCATCTCTTTCATCAAGAGTAAGTTTCTTTTGCGCTTTAATAGCATTAACAAGACCTCTTGAGTAACCAGCGACTGCGAACCAAGGATATGAAACGTTGTCAGTTAAAGCAATGTTCTTTAATACTTCACCTGTTGGTGGGATATAAAGTTGTGTTGCGTTATCTGTGTCTCTTACTTGAATCCAAGGCCAGTATGTTGCTGAATAGTTACTATCAAGACCTAAATCATCTAGAGATGAAATTGTTTCATCTGCTGTTGTATAGTTAGGTGAGTTGATGATATATAATGAATCCGCTCTATCGTTCTCAATAATATCAATTGCTTGATTTACTAAAGAACTATGATTATTCCAATCAATACCTGGTGTTGCAAATAAGTTAATATCTACAGCTTCAGGGTTTGCGTATGTTTCAATACCTTGTAAAAATGCATAGTAGTCTGAGTTTCCAACAGTGCTGCTGAATACACCACCATTTCCTGTGTGACCACTTACATATGTTGATTTACCAAAGATAAAACCATCACCATTTGTTCTAGTATTTCTATAAATGTCCCAACCATCAAAACCACCAAACATAGGTAAAGTAAATTTACGGAATGGAGTTGTTGCTAATTTACCTTTACTAACACCTTCTAAATCATATGGTGTTGTTTTGTATAAATAATGACCAGTTGAACCGGTAATTGTTGCGGCATTTACTGATAGGTGGAAACCAAATGTTGCTCCAGCAGCATTACTACTTTTGAATTTCAACATATCTCTATCATATTCAAAATGATTGTCTGTAGAAAAACCTAAAGTTACTTTTTTAACTTTATCACCGTTTGTTGTGTTTGGATTTCCACTTGCGTCATAATATAAAACTTCACCAGCATCATAATATTTTGTTTTATAACGAATCTCCCCAATTTCTGATCTTGTTGTAACACCTTTAAAACCAGCTGGTATTGCATCTGTTGGATGTTCGTCAGCTAAAACTAACATAACATACTTAGATCTCAATTCGTATTCACCATCTGATGTACCGATCTTTCTTCCTATGTAACCAGGTAAATCTGGATTCATTGTACATCTTGTAAATTTCTCTAAAACAACTGGATTTGCGTCTGTATCATTAAAGTCACGAACAAGAACATCAAATTCAGCGGTATCAATATCAATATTTGCTATTGTAATTTTAACTTCATAGTTAGAAGCATCACCATCTGATATAGTTAAGAAACTAAATAGATCGAAAACTTTTCCACCTCTAACTTCAGAAACAATCATTGATGATCCAGCCATATCCCATTGTGTAACAAAGTTATCACCTTCTGTTGTAACATGTTCATCAGTACTTAAGCCTCTAATTAAACCTTGTTCAAATAAATTGTTTACTAAATTTGGATAAACTTCGTGAACATAAACTGGATATTCGTTTTTATCCTTATCAAAAACATCAGTACCAAGTATTTTGGTGATATATTTTGAAGATGATGTATCAAACGAACAGTTAAAGCTATGTGCTATTGATCCAATATCGGTAACAGATAAATTAAATTCTGATAATGGGTTTGAATCAATTGTTGCACCAGTAATTTGAACCGCTGTTGATCCTGTTACTCTATGTACAAGTGCATTTGATACGTATGAACCTCTAGATCTTAATAAACATACTGTTCTACCAGCATAATCCGCATTTAATGATGCTGAATATTTGTATCTTGTTACACTAAATGAAGATGAACCAGTTAAAACAAATAGGTATGAGTACACACCATGAATTGTTGAATCTGTTGATCCACTTTTCACAAAATAGTTATTGTACCAATTCTTGTTAGCATTACCAATTGGTGATAATAATTGTGTTCCAGTTAAACCGCTTGTTGCAGATGCTGGTACTGTACCAATTGTAAACCACTCATCAATGGCATATGCACCATTAGAATTCGAACCAGCAATTAAATAATCTGTAATTGAAGTTCCTTCTGTTGAAGTTTTACCAGAAAGTTCAGCATAAAATGTTGAACCAGTTATTGTTGATAAAGAGGTAGGGTTTAATGTGCTACCACTTGTTGTTGGTGTGCTAGTTAAATCAATATTAACACCACCTAATGTTTTAATTCCATAGGTTTTTCCTGGTTTATAACCAGTTAGTCCTAAAACCCTAGTTACAAACAATTGATTTGATTCTTGTAAATATGATTTAGCGACATATGGAAGTTCATATTTAGGGTTACCATCTCCGTATTTTACTGGGGTAGTGGTACCAAAATATGTTTTGAACTCGTCAAAATTAGAAATCAAAATTGGTTCGAATGCTGGACCTTTTAAAGTCTCACCCACTAGACCCAATGTTGTAACTCCAACGCTTTGCGCTACGAATGTTAGATCCTTCTCTGATGTGTACACACCCGGAGACACGAATACTCTGTTTGAATTTGCCATTGATAAATGTTTGGTTAAATAATTTTATTCTTACCAAATAAATATCTTTGTTTTCAGCAAAGATTTCTCAAATTTTCTGTATTTAGATAGTAATTTATCCTTTTTTATCATTATTTATCTTTACACATGGAAAACAAAACTAAAAACGTAAAAATCGGTGAAAAACATCACGAAATGCTTAAATCTTATTGTGATAAGAAAGGATTAAAAATTTATAAAATTTTAGAAAAATTAATAGAGGAGGTTTGTAAGCCTAAAAAAACCGATCTTTATGGTGAAGATTAGTAAAGATAATTTATACCAATCCTAGAACCAAGAACCGGAGGTGCTGTCAAAGTTATCTCATATTCACCAGTAATATTATAACCGGTACCCTCTTCGTCAGCAAGACCATTAATATCCACAGTTACAATACTGTTAATAGCATTCATAGTTGTAAAAATTAATGTTGAACCATCATATATGCTATGTTCTGTCGTTACCTGAATTGGTTTACCATAGTTGTCTATAAACACACTGTTCCTACCTTTAAAGTATGTTATTGTAACAACGCTACCCTCATATGGTGCGTCTGGAAAGGTAATCTTGGATGTACCTGCTATATGGAAGAAGTTAACGTCTCTTTCTTGTAAAATACCATTAATGGTGACGTTAAATAAAATACCAATACTTTCACCAACACTAAAAGCCGTTTGCATACCATCTGCGTTAAATGATGCAATGGTTATATCAATAGTTTTATTAATATATTTTTTCTGGTAGTTTGTGTTTTTAGCAAATTCATTCATTAAAAAGAATCTACTAACCGCAGGCTTAACCTCAAATTCGTCTTGATCAATCAAGAACCCAAGCATTGTAAACTGATATGTTTGCATATAGAATCTACGTCCATCTATCTGATCGATAGGTGAATTATCCTCTATCTTATCCATTATAATTGGTATATAATGCCCTTTAACAACAGTATATGCTTGTCTTGATGCAAATTTTTGTAGAACAATCTTATTAAATCTATTTAATTCTCTAAGTTTTGTACAAACTATTGTTACTTCGTATGTAATATCAACAGCAACCGGCTGTGGTATTTTATAAACATCAGCACCCATTTGTGTTCCGTTCCATGTAGCCACTGAAGCGTAATGAAACTGGAGCCTATCTGGTATTGTTCTAGTAACCGAGGGGTTTGTTCCAGGCTGAACGTCTGGTCTTCTAATAACACCAACAAATGGCACCTTTAAATTCCCATCATCATCAGAGAATTCCCAGGTATTCATAATCTGTGCCCACCTTTGTATTGTTAATATTTTAGGAATAACAGGTATTTGACTACCATCAGAAATAACCACAAAGTTATTCTTAATAAAATCTAACATCCCAGAATCTAAATCGTCATGTAAAACAGAGTCCGGAAGATAAGAATCTGACTTGGTTATTTTTTCCAATAGTTCTTGTCTTCTTTCGGTAAGTTGCTTACCCTTGTAGATCTGAATGTCTGTTTTTCTTTTAGGTATTCCCATTTTATACTCCTCTAAATTCTTGTTCTTGAGCTATCGCGCAAGTAATTGTTCTATAGTATGGTTTAAAACCAAATAGATGATGTTTATTATCAGATGTTACTCTACCGTCATTTGTAACGGTATAGAATCTAACCTTGTCTTCAGATTCTGGATAACCTATGTAATCCCCGTATTTTATATCCACTCCTAACTCCTCTAAATGTTTAATATAAACAGACAACATTAAATTACCAGGTTCTAAATAGCGAAGCATACCACCCTTGTATGATGCATTTTTAGGTTCTTCAACCTTAACTAAAGCATTAAACTCAATTGGTGGAAAGTATTTTATTTCATCTTTACCCACTTCACCATAAACATCGTCTTTATCTGTTTTTTGTCTATCAACCCTGTAAAGAACCAATTTCATGTTTAAATCCCCATGCAAATACTCTTGTCCTATTTGAACCTGTAAGCTAAAATCCTCTTCAGAGAAGAATTTGCTCATTCTAGTTATCGGTAATTTGTTCTCCATAATATCTATAAATAGTTTAGAAAGTGTTTGTAATTACTTATATTTTATTATTGTATGGAAACTAAAATACCAGAAATAGTAGCTAGAGAAATATTATTTTCATATGCTGGTTCTAACAACCATCTATTAGAACTCAAAAAGAGACTTTTAGAGAGTAAGAACTTTTCTTTAAGTAGAACACAGGCTGATTATATAATCAAGCATGAAAAGACTATACCCAAGGTTGCTAGAAAGAAGGTTAAATTATTTTCTTCCTTTGCTGATAAAATAATGGAAGAGAGATTATTACCAAAAGCCCCAGAAGAAATTTGGGTTGAAAAGCTATTGTGTGAATCTGAAAAAGCATATCACATATGGGGTAAGATTTTAGAGTCTGATCAAATGCATTCTTTCTGGTTACCCAAAATGGCCATCATTCAGGAAGAGAAAAAATTAGATAGAGAGATTGATTATTCACCATATGATGTTAGACCACCGATGGAGCATCAAAAAACAGCAATAGAAAAATTACTAGCAAATGATAAGTTTATACTTGCTGATGATATGGGTCTAGGTAAAACAACGGCAGCCGTTATTGCTTCATTAGAAAGTGGTGCAAAGAAAATATTAATTGTTTGCCCAGCATCTTTAAAGATAAACTGGGAAAGAGAAATTAAAAATTATACTGATAGAAGAATATTACTTATTGAAGGTAAAAAGTGGGGGTCTACTTTTGATTATTATATTATCAACTATGATATATTAAAAAACTTTCACACAACAGATAAGAGTGAAGACAGTGAAGCATATCAATTAATTGCAAACGCTGGCTTTGATTTGGCCATTGTTGATGAAGCACATTACATATCTAATTCAACAGCACAAAGAACTAAACTATTAAATGATATTTTAAGTAAGATACCTAAGGTATGGTTACTAACTGGTACACCAATGACATCAAGACCAATCAACTATTATAATCTACTTAAGATAGTTGAATCACCACTAACGCTAAATTGGCAAAGTTATGTTTTTAGATATTGTGCCGGTTACCAATTTAGAGTTGGTAATAGAAAAGTATGGAATACAAGTGGGGCATCAAATCTAGACGAATTAAGGGAAAAGACTAAGAATCTTGTTTTAAGAAGAATGAAGACAGACATTCTGGATTTACCAGAAAAAATCATCACCCCTGTTTATCTAGAGCTCCAAAGTAGATTCTATGATCATGAACTAGAAGATTTTATTAGAATATCAAAAGAGAATAGAAAGAGTGAAAGTGTTTCAGTGACATTAAACAGATTAATGAAACTTAGACAATTAATTGCCATTGAAAAAGTACCATATACTTGTGAATTTATTGATAAGTTTGTTGAACAAGATAAAAAGGTGATTGTCTTCACCAACTTCACCGCATCTCTGGATATGTTACATGAGAAATACAAAAAGAATTCTGTTATCCTGGATGGTAGAATGAGTAAAGAAAAGAGACAGGAAAGCGTAGATAAATTTCAAAATAATGATAAAATAAAAATATTCATTTCAAACATTAAAGCCGGTGGTGTTGGTATTACCCTAACAGCCGCTGAGACTGTTATTATGAATGATTTATCGTTTGTCCCTGCAGATCACTCTCAAGCAGAAGATAGAGCATATAGATATGGCCAAAAAAACAGTGTGTTAGTATATTACCCTGTTTTTGAAAATACAATAGAAATTCAGGTGTATAATATTTTACAAAAGAAGAAGGGGATTATCGACCAGGTTATGGGTGATGGTGAATATAGCGATACTTTTGCTACTGAGTTACTTAAGAATTTATTATAGTTTTATAATAAATCCGGTATTTATAAGAAAAACAAATCTCAATGAGTACTGCAATTAGCCATCCTGAAAAAGAAAAGCTTTATAGCCAAATTCTACATTTATTAGGTATGCCTGTAAGGGGCGTAGAACTAACTGAAGAGCAAATGGACTCTTTTTTAGAGTTGTCAATCAATGAATATGAACAATTTGTAAGTGATTGGTTAATAGAATCACAATGGTCATCATTGGTTGGTTTAGATGTAGACAACCAATCGTTAACAAGGGCTTTTACAAGTAGAGACTTAAATTTTGAAACTCAATACACTTATTCATATTCTAAAATCGTTGGCTTACAAGCTGGTGGTGAATGGGAACTTAAAAAAGATTATTTTGATTTAGTTCAAAATCAACAAGTTTATCAAATACCTGCGGGTCGTGAAATAAACGAATTGTTATGGTTTAGTAGAGCCGAATTAACAGACTCTATTATAAATCCATTTTTAGGTGGTTTTGGTGGTCTAGGTGGGATTGGATTTGGTGGTGCTGGTGGTTTTGCTCAAGTTGGATCATCAGGTTCTTATTTCATGTTACCAGCATTTGATTTACTACTTAGAATGCAAGATAGAAATATTAAAAACAGATTAGTTGGTGGTGATTTAACATATAGAATTACTGCTGGTCCAAACGGTACAAAATTAATTCATTTAGCAAACGTTCCTGGTGGAAGATATGACTTTTCTAATTCAGCAAAACACAACGCTAAAGTATGGTATTGGTATTATGACACAATGGATAGAGATACATGTTTAGATGCCAATAAAGATGTTGTTAAATTACCATCAGACGTTATGACACAACAGTTAGCTTGGGATGAATTAAATAGACCAGCACAAAACTGGGTGAGAAAGTATCTTACAACATACTGTAAAGAATCTCTTGGTAGAATATATGGTAAATTCTCTGGTGACCTTAAAGTACCAGACAGCGATGTTAAATTAGATTACTCATCATTATTAACAGAAGCAAAAGACGAAAGAATGAAACTTAATGAAGAATTGATGTTAAGATTAGAACGTCTTCGCCCAGACAAAATGATGGAAAGAAAAGGTAACGAAGCAGAAAACTTGAACAAGGCCCTGAAATACAGAGCCATGCCAAGTCCATTTAACGTTATTTAATCTATTGGTATTGATGCATGATATGCATAGTCATGTGCGCTATTCTCAATGATCTCATCATCTTGAATATCCCTAACACTTTCAGCCTGGAATGAAACAACCTTTCTGTTGTATTCAACCCATTTCTGATCAACATGGTTTAAACTATCTTCAACATACATAAAGAAAGGATCTTTATTCACCCTATTCCAAAATAAAACCTCACCATCAGATAATGTCATCACCTCATCTAAACTATCTTGTCCACCTTCTTTAAGTGG